TTAGGCCACCTGCTCGGTGGCCTTTTTGTTTTCCGGTGTAATCTTCGGTGTAATTTGCACCGAAACTGCGTCGGATAGCCTACGCATCGCATCGTCCTGGCGGTCGAGTCGCAGGTGCGCGTAGCGCTCGGTCGTCTTGACGGTGGTGTGCCCGAGGATGTCGCGGATAACCTCGAGCTGTACGCCCATGTTGATGAGCAGGCTGGCGCACGAGTGGCGCAGATCGTGGAAATTCACGTCGAGGCCGGCCTTTTCGCGCGCCCGCCGAAATCCTGTCTTGAGTCCCTCGAAGTTAATCTGCAGCGGAACGAACTCGAGCCACGGGCGCAGCGCCGGGACGATCGGGCACGAGCGTTCGCGCAGTGTCTTGGTGTTCCCCGACCTGATGCGCAGCCGGTCGCCGAGGATGTCTTCGCGCTTGAGCTTGAGTATCTCGCCGCGACGGCAGCCGGTGAGCAGTGCGATCCACACGGCCGCGCGCACCTGTTCAGAGCAGCAGTCGCCAAGGCGCTTGACGGCGTCGATGGCCAGGTAGTTGTGCCGCTGGTTGTTTTCGGGCAGGCGCTTGATCGTCTCGCCGTAGTTGGCCGGCGTTATTTTTCGCTCGTGGGCGAGCTTAAGGGCGGTCTTGAACGCGCCGATCGAGCGGTTGATGGTCGCCGGCGCATAGGCTTTCTTGAGGTCGGCGATCATCTTGGCGGCGACCTCGGGAGCCTGGCTGGCCTTGTAACCTTCGCACCAGGGGCCGGTGCGCAGGGCGTGATATACGGCGGTGTCCGGACTTCTGAGTGATCTAGCGTGCTCGATATAGAGGTCCATGACTACGGAAAGCGGCGGGTCGCCGGGGATGGAGACGTGCCGCGTGCCAGCTGCCTTGCGCAGCTCGGCTTCGATCAGCTTGGCATCACTCTTAGATGCACCTTCCGGCAGGCGTCTGTGAATGCGCTTCCCGCCGACCATGATGCCGACGTGGATTCGACAGTTTTCGGTCCAGATAGACATGGATTACCCCTGAGCCATTGCTTGACCTCGTCAAGATTGTAGCGCTTGGCGCGGATGCCTACCGGGGTAAACGGCATGCCGGATAGTTCGAGGCGGCGCACGGTTGATTCGGATATGCCGAGCGCCGCGCAGAGTTGTTGTCTGTTGAGGTCGGTCATCATGGTGGATATCACTGCGCAGGGGCGGCCATGGATATCCCCCAGGCGGCGAAGTTGGTCGGCGCGATCTGCTTGATCGGCACAGGCTCGCGCACTACGTTCCGTCCAGGCGCGTAGATCATCAGGTGCAGGATCTCGGCGTGCTGGCGGGCGACTTCGGCGCGCAGCTTCTGCGCTTCGTCGAACGCAGCCCGGGCTGCCTGATCAGCGCTCTGAAACGACAGGCGCCAGGCGAGGTAGTCGTCGTTCATTTCTTCCTCAACGCATCAATGATTTCGTGCTGCAGCTCAATAATTGCCGTGAGCATCAAGCCGACCATCAGCGCGAACGCTGCAGCAGCCCATCCGTATGACCCTTGCCAGACGGCCACTCCGATGTATACCGCCATCAGAAACGCGTAGGCGATCATTTCTCTCCCCTTGCTCGGATAGCCGTCGCCCGTTGCTTGAGGACAGCGCGCACCGCCGGCTTCCAGTGCGGGGCCTCGACGATCTGCGCGCACGCCTCGCGCTCGGCGGCGACTGCGGTTTCAATCTCCCTCCGGATCAGCGCCAGTATTTCGTCGTATTTCATCACGCGCCTCCTTTCTCGCGCGCCTTGAGCATGGCATCGGCCATTTCGTAAGACTGATCGGCGATCCACTCTCCAACCGTCTTCCCCTGCGCAGACTCTGGCAAACGACGAGGGAACTCGCAGAGCAATTTGCTCTGCATAGCCTTGGTCGCGAAGTAGTCACGCAGGGTCATGCCGTCAGGACCTAGTCCTTTGAAGTAGCGTGGCGAAGGAAACGCCGGACCGCCGTTGTTTTTGATCACTTCGATTCTCCTTCCTCGCCTTCGGCGCATGTCACCGTCCTACTAATCTCCTGCTGATTTAGTACACCGTCGATGGCGGCGAGGGCTTCGAGTGCGACTTCCGAGACCGTTGCGTGATATACATCGCCATCGCCAGACCACTTCGCGGCATCGGTAACTTTTTGCACTCTATAAAGCGCCTCCCGCGCCTTCCCGAGCGCGGCGGTGAGCGCGGCGACCTTGGCGGGAAGGGCGTCGATTTCGTCGGCTGCTGTGTCATTCTGCAGAAAGCGAGAAATAACCGCGTCATCTGCGTCAGCGCATGCCTCGGGGCAATGGTCATCTGATTCGTCAAATACCCCATCTTCCGATTCGAAATTTGCATACGCCGCCTGATACCCTTCCTCAAGAGTGACACCAGCAATCTCGACGTACCGATGAGCGCATCGAGCGATCCATTCATCCTTTTTCATGCCTGCGCCTCCTTCCTGGCGGCGTCGATTGCCTTCGGCGGATACATCCAGAAGCAATCCCATGTGCCAAATACTTTTCCAAGCGGCGCAGCCATCGAAATGAACGAGCCGCCAGTATGCTTTCCGTAGTACGTTTTCCCTTCATGACAGAACAACACCGGCTCGCCGACCCATGGCAGGTATTGCTTCTGCGTCTTGTCGTTCGGGTCAATCCACCGCGCCGCGTCCTGCTCAAGAGCGGCGCGTCTCGCTGCATTTCTCTCTGCCAGTGTCCTTTCACAATTCGGTAGTGCGGCGATTCGCTCGTTCGCGGCGGCGAGTTCGGCGGTCAGGCGCTCGACTTCGGCGCGGTATCCTTCCACATCGCCAGCGAGTTTGGCGCGTAAGTCGTGCTCGCGCTGCCGCGAGTCTTGCGACTCGTCCCGCTCCTGCGTCAGCTTGGCGATGATCTCGGCAGCGTCGGGCGGGGCGGCGTAGAGACGCACAATGGAGTCGTGGCTGTATCGTCCGAGTAATCCGGACAACTCAGCGCTTCCGGTGAACTCCATTGCTCCGAAGTCCCGGCCCCATCTTACGGTGGCCGCCGGTTCCGTTCGCGCCAGTTCCATGTCGGCGAGGCGGGAGACCAGATCCTTCGCCGCTGCCTGCGCTTGAAACAGGCAGGCTTTCAGCGTCTCGACTTCGGCATCCCGCTCCGCGATCAGTCGGGCGGCGTCGGACTGGCGGACGAGTGGATCGACTTCCGCATACTCGGAAGAGGCTGGGATTGACGCGAAAAGCCAGGACAGGTTCGACCCTGCGCATCGGAACCTATACGCCACCACTTCCAGCCCTTCGGCCGCCGGCGAAGGGGCGGCGGCGAGCATGGCGCGCCAGTATCCGGAGGCGTTACCTCGGCTCATCATCCAGCAGTCGTCGCCAGCCGCGACCATTTCCTCGGTCGGCTCAGCCGGTACGACCTTCCATTTGTTGTCGCTCATGGCTTTTCTCCTTTCGGGTATCCGTCGTGCTGCACGCCGTCGAGCAGGCGGCCGGCACGCTTCTTTCCGACCTTGCTAACCCAGTGCACGCGATCACCGTGAAAGCCGTGGCCACCGGCGAGATTCAGCCAGCGTCCGGGCTGGCATTCGCGCTCAACCAATGAGCAGCGTCGCCAATCAGGGTCTTCGCGGTCTCGGTCGTAATCCGGGCGGTGCTCGCCCCACTGCTTGAACAAGAATGGCACGCCTGCCGCCGCGCACTGATCGCGCAGACTGCGCACCCAGTCAGGGTGCATCGGCCGCGCATTCGGGCCGGACTCGCCGCCGACAACGACCCAATCGATACCCCATTGCGTGCCGAATACAGGCAGATCCTCGTCTGCGCCGTGTCGAATCGTTGTCATATCAACACGCCCCAGCAGCGGCTCGGCGCTGATCCAGCGCACCGCCGCCGGCGTCTTGAGCAGTTCAATGACGCGCTCATCAGCCGATGGCTGATCCTCGACGCTGACGCCGAGGTGGACGTTCGGCAGCACGGCGCCGCAGCCTTCCAGCAGCGTCAGCTCATCCCGATGCCAGCGCGTCAGAATCTCGCGCATGCGCTCGGGCCGCTTGGTCAGTACTTGGAACGTGTGCTGCCTGGCCTGCGCCATGACGGCGAACACAGCCCGGATGAACTCTTCCGGAACGTCCGGATGGAACAGGTCGCTCATCGAATTGACGAACACCCGACGCGGACGCTTCCAGTGCAACGGCTGGTCAAGGCGGTCTGAATGCGTGCGAACTTCGGTGAACGCGCGCCCTGCGTAGGACGGCACCAGTTTCGTCAGCCTTGGCCATTCACGCTCGGCATAGCAGTGCTTGCAGCCCTGCGAAACCTTCGTGCAGCCGGTCGTAGGATTCCACGTCTCTTCGGTCCAGGTGATGCCGCTCGGTCGTTGTTTAGCCATGTCGCGCTTGCTCCCGGTTGTGGTGGCATCGCGAGCAGACTGGTTCGACGTAGAACTGATTTTCTCCGTCATACCCTCGTGCGTGGTCGTACTCGTGCCTGTAGGTGTTCAAGAAAATTTCATCGAGACAATCGACGCAGGGCAGGTCGTCTGGATGCGGAATAGCTTTTGTCTCGACGAGGTAGTTGATTCTCCGCCGCGCCTGCTTCTTATCGCCATCGCGAACCGCTGCCATCCATCCACGCTTCTTTCGAGCGGTCGGCGCAGCGCGTTTCGTGACACAACGCTTAGATGCGAGGCACTTCGAAGCCAGCCCATCGCCGCGGCTTGCATCCTTGCCGAACTGATCTCGCGGGTGCCAGTCTCGGCATGCCGTGCACCACTTCTTTCCTGACGACAACTGCCGAACATATTCGCTTTCCGAAATGCCGATGCGCTTGGCAGCGGTGATCGTCTGCCACGTCGCGTCGGTCCATTCGATTTTCGATTTGTCGCTCATGCTGCCCTCCGTATCGCCAGGTCAGACAAGTCCTGCTCGCCGAGCAAGGACGACAAATGCTGCTGCAGCTTGCAGCGCCACAACGCCGTTTCCTGCGCACTTGAGGCGTGCGGCTCGGCAATCGCCCATGTCGAAGGCCAGCCCATTAACCACGCAGCGAAAAGCGGGTTCAAGTGCCGGCGCGAGGTAGGGGTAGTCGGCGATGATTCCTGCCCATCGCGGGTCGGCTGGGCCAGGGGCGAATAGTCCGACGCCGCCCGATGCAGCGTGAAATGCCCTGCATTCGCGCTCCCCGCTTGCTCGCAATCCTGAGCTGTCGGCGTCGGCCACTGGCACGCCGCGCTCGTCAGCATCAAGTCGCCCTTGCTCCCGGCCTGATTCGGGCCGCCCTTGGTGCCGTCCGTGCCGCGAGGCGAGGGCAAGTTCTCGCCACGCAAGGCAAAACCACCTTGCTCTGCCGTGGCTGGCGCCCACGTCGGACGCTGATAGAGTGATCCACTCCGAATCCCACCCGAGGTCGGCCAGTTCTCCCACGACGCGGGCGGCGGCGCGCTCTTCGAGCTCGCCTTCGGCTTCGTCCAGAGCGGCGGCGGTGGCAGAAGCGATGCCTGCGACGTTCTCCAGAAACATGAGCCGCGCACCGCTATCGGTAGCGATCCGCACGACTTCGAAGAAGAGTCCAGAGCGCTTGCCGTCGAGTCCGGCGCGCCGGCCGGCAACAGACAAGTCCTGGCAGGGGAATCCGGCAACGACGCAATCCACTTTTCCACGCCAAGCGCGAGCGTCGAAGGTGCATAGGTCGGGCCAGACAGGTGCCGCATCCAGGCTGCCTTCTTCCATGCGCGCGACCAGGACGGCGGCTGCGTAAGCTTCCCGCTCAACGTGGACACAGGTGCGATTCTCAAGGCCCAGGTAGGCGAGCCCGGCTCGCAGTCCTTCGCCGAGCATTCCGACGCCGCTGCAAAGCTCGATGGTATGTAGAGCCATGTCATGATTGCTCGCCGTGGATGTCGAGGTTGAGCTGCAGGGTCACAGCAGCCTCCATTCATACTTCCCGCCGCGCCCGCTGATGCGCTTTTCGGTGACGATCGCTATGGCCGGCGTGACCATCTTCGCGCCGACCGTCTGCGGGCACACCCCGAGCGCATCGGCGATGTACGACGCGCCGCGGTACTCGGTCGTGCTGAGCGCGGCGAGGATCTCGTCGTTGGTGGCGATCTTCGGCGCGCTATCGGCGCGCACGGCGATGCGGTGCACGCGGCCGATGCCAACTGCAGGCTCGTGCGCGGTCTCGATGCGAAGTGGAGCGCCGAAGTCCGGCAGCGGGTACGCGGCGTGGTAGGCGGCGTGGGTGATCATGCCGGCCGCCGACAGAAAAAGCGCCGATGCGCCCACATGGACGCGACGATGCCGAACGGGCCGCCGCTCAAGTACGCGGCGATCTGCCAGCCGTCGGCGTCGGGCGCGAGCTTGTAGAGCATGAGCTGGGATAGCCCGATGCCGAAGCTCGTCATGAAGGCGGCGACGTAGCGCCCGCCGTTGACGTTGAGCGACTGCAGGCCGAGGAAGAAGACCAGCACGAAGGTGCTGGCAAAGAGGATCAACGCGGTCATCGCGGTAGTCTCCTGGGCGCGGTGGCGGTTTCGGCGCGCGCTTCGCTCACCGCCGTCCATCCGCGCACGGCCCTCGGCAGCAGCGCATGTTGCCGCCCGTTGCAGTAGAGCCGCAGGCCGGCGCGCTGCGCCTGGAAGGCGATCGCCGCCAGGTCGAAGTTCTCCGGCAGGCGGTCGGCGGGGAAAAAGACGGCGGCGATCATGGCGGCACCTAGTTGGCGAACGGATCGCCGAAGAAGAACGGGTTTCCGGTCTTCTCGCGGATCTGCGCGATCAGCGTCTGCGTCGCGGATTCGAGTACCTTGTCCTGGCGGATAAGCTCGAACCAGAACGTCAGCTTGCCGTCGCGCACGCGGTAGCGCAGGCGCGCGTCGATGCGGTACGCGTCGCCATTCCAGAACACCGGGAAGCCAAGCGAGAAGCGGTCGAACACCTGCATCTTCTGCAGCGTCTGCGCGTCGTCGTCCTGCACGAATTGCATCTGCACGCCGCCGCTCTGTAGGCGGATCGCGCTCTTGAAGCGCATGTCCTGGTTGGCCTCGAACGTGAGCGCCATCTCGAGCATCTGCGCGCCGGTCGGCTGGCCTTCGACGCTGGCGATGTCCTTGAGGTTGTCTTCGACGAACGAGGCGAACTCGGCCTGACTGAACGGCTGCTTGTGCTTTCCCGTCCAGCGGTTCCATTCCTCGGAGAATTCCGGGGTGAAACTGGCGCGGTGATCGCGCCAGGCAGGCTTGGCCTCGTCTTCGCCGTGATCGTTGATGATGGCGGTAAAGTTGACCTTGCCGGCCTTGTAGTCGGCGACGCACCAGATGGTGCTATCGGTCATCGAGCCGTGGCGCTTCGCGTAGTCGATGAAGCTCTCGGCGTCGTGCAGGCGAACCTTGGCGATCTTGCGGCGCGGCTGCTCGAGCAGCTTGGCGTCGTCGTCCTTCTCGACGAGCGTCCAGCCGGGCGGCAGGGCGACACGTTTCAGGTTGCCGCCGGGCTCGCTGATGATCTCGATCGGCTGCTTCATTTCGCGCGCCAGCGTTTCGGCGATGTTGGTCATTTCGTTGTCGTCCATGGGCCTCCTTACGCGGTCTTGAGTTGGGTGGCGGGCGTCTCGGTGGCGCCGGGCGCGACCTTGAGGTCGAGCTTCTGCTGGTGCGGATCTTCGGCGACGAGGTTGCCCTCGGGCGTCGCGAACAGCATGGCTTCCATCGGCTCTTCGGCCGGCTTGGTCAGCTTGACCTTGCCGGTGATGTGCATCGCGCCGCCGCGCGTCGCCTTCTTGACGCTGATGGTCAGGTCGATTCGGCCGGCCTTGCCAGACGTGTCGACAGCGGCGACCAGCTCGGCTAGCTTGTCGCTGGCGGTGTCGATAAACACGCCGCCGCCGATGTGGCGAAGCGTGTCGGTGATGGGACGAGTGGACATAGGTCCTCCTTGTTGCGGCGCTTGCGACAGGCGCGCCGGCGGCCTGGTTGGAAATCGGACTAGACAACGACCCGCCGCACCGCCACCGCGTCCAGAATCGCGCCGTGCGGCTCGTCGGCGACCTCGCCGGTGCTGGCGCAGACGGTCATCGACCAGCCCGGGTGCGCGCCGGGAGTCTCCTGCGTCCAGTAGATTCCGTCGTCGAGCGCGTCGCGCGCCTGGACGCGCATCAGCAGCAGCTCGTTGACGGTCGGCAGATCGGCGCCGTGCTTCGCGGCCCACGCGCGGGCCGTGCGCCAGTCACTCGTGCATTTGGCGTCGATGATGTAAAGGTGCGTGATACGGCCAAGGTGTTCGCCCTCGTCGGCCAGCGAGCCGATGTAGCGCTCGCCCGGGCGGCGCAGCGCGGCGCCGGCCGCCAGGCGGTACGACACGGCGGCGCGCGCCATGCCGGACGGGCCGGCGGCTCGGATCGCGAAGCCGACGAGCATGGACACGGCGAGCGAGACGGCGACGCAGAGCAGGATGGCTTCGACGGTCGCGATGATGGCGGCGGGAATGGTGATCATGCCGGCACCTGTGCGGCGGATTGAGCGGGGGCGGCGTGCTGGGCGCGCAGCTTGTCGAGCGCAGCGAGAATCGCGACGCGTGCGGCTTCGAAGCCGTCGGTGTAGCCGGCGTGGTAGCGGTCGTTTCCGGCCGCGCCAGCGACAAAGCCCGCGGTGTAGCCGGCGTGGTAGCGGTCGCCATCGTCCAGGCCGTCGAGTCCGAGCTGCTTGAGCATGTCGTCGGCCTCGTCGCGCCGCTCGAGGAACTTGCGCGCGACGACGGCGTTGAACTCGGCGATCGGCATGTCGAGATGGCGCTCGGCTTCGCGCATGGCGTCCTCGAGCGTCGGAACCGAGCCGCTGGCGCACCGCTCGAAGTCAATCCGGCGTGCCTGCCAGTTGTAATTTCCGGTCGGCTGGACGGAGTAGCGCGAGACGTGCCCGGTTTCGTCAGGGGTGACGACAAGTTTGTGCGTGTCGTGGTCGTCGCCGAGCGCGATCCAGTTGCGTTCCATGTTTTCCCCTCCCATTGCCTGTTGAGATCACGCCGCCTTCGCCGCGGCCCGTGCGCGCCACGCCTGGCGCTGGTAGTCGTCGAGCTCGCGCTCGGGGATGAGCACGTGCACGCGCGGAAATCCGGTGAATTCGAGGTCGCGCAGCGCGCCGTAAGGATGCCCTGCCGGCGCGAAGGTGAGGCCCGCATCGGTCGCGCGCTCGAGGAACTCGGCGCCGCGCTCGAGCGGCATCACGTTGATCTGGCAGCCGGTGCACACGCCGTCCTCGTCGTCGTAGGTCACGGTCGGTCGGAACGCCTCGCGCTCGGGCAGGCCGACCGAGACGGTCAGGCACAGGTCGTACGCCGCCTCGAGGTCTGCGGCGCGGTTGATGATCGCCTGCGTGTGCGCGGCGCCTTGCGCTTCGATGCGCGACAGCTCGAGCTGCAGGGCGAGGTGGCGGATTGTGTTCATGGCGGGCTCCAGTGGGTTGGTAGGAGGTACGCCATAAATATAGAGAACGTGATATATCACGTCAACAACTTTTTGATAATTTTAGGCGTGCAACATCACGATTTCGTTAGAGAGAGAAAAAAAGCTCGCTATAGCGAGCGGTGAGGTGTTGTTGCGGAGGGGTTTAGTTCACGTCGACCGACCCATAGCATTCAGTGAAATGGGCGTCCTCCGCCTCTTTTTGTCGACGCTTCGCATCTTCGCGAAAGCGCGGCGTTACATAGAGTTCAGCTTCGTCTTTGGCGTTCTTGGCGACGCGTAACAGGTCTGCGCACCGATCTTTGGCTCGGTACGCCGGCTGGGGGGTGGCCGATATTGAGCGACGAATCTGCGTATTCTGCTGCTGCAGGTTGTCAATCTCGTGCTCGAGCGCCATCAGCTTCTCGCGTTGGGCGACCTCGGCGGCTTCCGATCTGCGACTCTCTGTCATGACGTCGGGTGGCGGTATGAATTTCGCGTTCGGGGCGCACGGACGTTCGGCGTACTGTGTCTTCCCGTTGACTACGCACTTATAGACTTGAGCGTAGGCTAGGGTGGGGATAATCAGTAGGGCCAGGGCGATGCGCATAGGGCCTCCGGTCAGAATTGCTGGCTGAATTATAGACCATCGTCATTGTTGCTGGTATGCGAGCCGTCCGGCTGCTGACCGAGTTCCCGCTCGATCTGCTCTGTCCCCCTGAAAAGTCGCTGCGGCGAGGTGGCAAAGTTGGCGCGCACGGGCGCGCTGTGCTTCGCCCGCTGCGCCTTGTGAGTTTGCCTTTACAGAATAGGCGCGTGATGTTATGAAGGAAGCCTAATCACGCGTTCTGCGCGAACATAAGTTTTTGTATTTTATACACCATTTGAATGCGAAGTGCATTTTCGATGGGCGCCAGCTTGCGTCGTCGGGAGGTGTTTTTTCATGAAAATTCGAACCGCAGGTTGCGAAGTTGTTGCGCTACGGCGTGCGACGAATGCGCATGAAACTTTGGCTGTGATGCGCGCCCGCTACGACCGGGGCGGTTACGTCCTGTTGCGCATCGTCGGCGTAACGCACGACGGCGACGAAGAGCGTCTTGAGGTGTATGCGCCAGCGCATTACGAAACAACGGCCGACTGTGTCCCGTCGCGTTGGGAATCTGCCCCTCTTGATCGGCTTGCTTCGATGCGCGCGCGCTTCGACGCTGGCGAGTATCGGATTTACGTCGCTGTGGCGACTGACCGCGAAGGATTCATGGACCGCGTTACGCTCTATAGCGAAGCTAGGTCCCGGTGGGTCGCAAATCAGTAGTCTTGGGTAGCCCGAGCTTCGCACGCGCCTTGTTAAGTTCAGCTTCGAGTGCGATGGCTGACGCATACTCGATGCGCTGGTCGGGGGTGAGCCCGCGAAAGTCGTCGAGAAGCGCCGATTCTTGTTCGGTTAGCTGAGATGGCTTGGCTTTGCCGCGCCCGGTCTTGAGGTGGTACGCGTCGACGCCGAGTGCGTGCGCGATATCAATCAAGGTGGCGGGCTGTTTGGCCCGTCCGCTTGATTCGATCCCGCTGATTGTCGCCTGAGAAACGCCGGCCTTCTGTGCCAACTCTACCTGTGTGAGGTCGGCCTCCTTGCGCAGTCGTTTCAGGCGTTCGCCAAGCATTTCCATATCAAGATGGTGGTACAGAAGAATATAAAAAAGGTGTTGACGTAAAATATCAACTTTTCTATATTGTGCACATGGACTGGAAAACACTCATCGCTCAAATCATCGCGGCAGGCTGGTCTCAAGAGCAGATCGCCGAACGCATTGGGCGTTCTCAAGCGTGGGTTAGCTCGGTGCTGAGCGAAAAGTGTTCTGACCTCAAGTGGCGCGACGGCCAGAAGCTCATCGAACTGCATGGGTCCGTCGTTCGCGTGCGCCCCGTTGATGCAGTAACCCCGGCGCCCAGCGCCGACCACCAGGAGGCTGCGTGATGCCCTTATCGATTCTCCTGCGCGCCGATTCGACACGCTTCGACGCGGCGATCGCCGAGCTTCAATCGCTGCTGGGACCGTCAGAATTTGAGCTTGACGGGGATCGTTACCCCAAGGCCGTCGAGCTGTTTGTTGATGGATCGCTCTGCGTCGACAAGCTGCTGCGTGTCCACGGTGATACGCCCGCAGTCCGGGCAGGCGAAGCTCTTGTTTCGTTTGAGCCGTCCGACGGTTTACTTGAGCTTCTTGCCGCACTTCGGGCAGCTCATGTCGACGCTCACGGCGTCGACGCTGATGGTCATGGCTCGGTCCTTTCTTGATGTTGATATGAACCACAAAGTCTATCCCGACATCATGCCGCGTCGATACCGTCAGCATGGCATCGCCTTCACCACGTACCCGACCGCCGGCCTTCGCGCGCGGTCGATGATCTCGCCGGACAGCGTCTCGATCTCGCGCACCACATCCGCGATCCGCGCGTCGTCAAACCGCGCGGCCTCGAGCGTCGCCGCCGCATCCCGGCACGCGCCGCGCATCGCGGCTCGCACGTCGTCCGCGTCGACGATGCTGATCACCGGCACCAGCGCGACCAGCGTCGCCTGCAGGGCGATGAGCTGCGTCGTCAGGGCGTCCAACCGCGCTTCGATGGCGTCGTGCATTTTCAATCCTCTCGTCAAATCGGCCGCCTCTCCCTCGGCTGTCACGTCCGCGATGGCTACGCGCGGCGTGTCTTGCGCCTCGTCCGGCTCGCGCCGGGCGGGGCGTCTTTTTTGCCGCGGGAGTCGGCGCGTTGTTTCCATGGGCTCACTGTAGCCCAGCACACACAAGCTGTTTACTGAGGGAGGTTCGCCATGTCTCATCCCAAGCGTGACCCGGCCGCCGTGCTGCACAACGACATTCTCGGCATCCCCGGCGGCATCGCCGCGGCGGCCAAGGGCATCGGCCGCTCGGTCGGCGTGCTCTACAACAAGTTTTCCGAGGCCAACCCGCACAACGAGCTGACGGGCCGCGAAGAGCGCGCACTGGCGCACTTCGCGCAAGCCGCGACCGGATCGACGGCGTACGCCGAGGCGATCGCCGCCGACTTCGACGGCATCTTCCTGCCGCTGCCGGCCGGCGAGGCGGGCGAGGACGACGTGCTCGCGGCTTATCTCGACATCATCCAGCAGATGGGCGCACTGTCGCAGGAATTCACATCGGCGCGCGAAGACGGAGTCGTCGATTCCGATGAGTTCGCCTCGCTGCGCCTGCGCGGCTACCGCTCGGTGCGCGCGATCATGCACCTGCTGGCCGAACTCGAAACGATGGTGCGCGACGTCCCGGCGCGTGCCACGCTGGTCAAGCGGGTGTCGTGATGGACATGCTCGACCAGGCGCAGGACGCCGCCGAATTCCTACGCGAGATCGACCTGATCAACGAGTCGGAGCGCCACGAGCGCGAGCTCGCCGCTATCGGCGCCTGCCACAACTGCGAGGCCAGCGTCCCGCCCGGAGCGCGCTTTTGCGACCGCGACTGCCGCGACGACTACGAGAAGCGCCGTGCAACGGCGCGGCGTCTCGGTCACTAGCCCCGTTCCCCATTGGTATTGATTGCTCGCGCGGAGGCTTGAGTGAACTTTATTTCACCGGAATGCGGGTCCTTCCTGCGCTTCCTCATTGCGGGTCATTCGCACCTCGAGGAAACGCTAGGGTATGGGGCGCCAGCATAGTGAAAGCTCAGAGCCTGCGCGAGTCGATGCCACTGGTCACCGATTTTATCGATGACATGCGCGAGGCATTCGGCAAGGATCAGATCGACGCGCAGATCCGGTCGGGAATGGCTGGCAATGGCGGCTTCTGGGCGAGCGAGAACGGTATCGAGGTCGGCAGTCGCTGGCCGACTCATGATGACGAGGTGCTTTGATGTCGATGAATATCGGCGGGGTGGTCATCAAGGTGGACACGAGCGGCTTCGACGCGCTCAATCTGCGACTGTCCGGTCTTGCGCGCAAGGTCGAGGTGGCGAAGGTCGCGGCGCTCAACGATGCTGGACGCGCCGGATACCAGGCGACAACTGACGAGATCAAGCGCGTCTTCGATCGCCCGACGCCGTGGATACAGCGCTCGGTGCGCTACACCAAGGCGACGGCGGCGCGCCCGGTCACGCGCATCGACTTCGACGCGTGGGGTAACAAGACCAACGTCACCGCCGGCCAGGTGCTCAACGCCGAAATCTACGGCGGGAACCGCCGGATGAAGCGGCACGAGGTTGCGCTGCAGCGCGTCGGCGTGCTTCCGGCTGGAATGGCGATCGTGCCGGGGCCGGCGGCCAAGCTCGACCAGTACGGCAACATGAGCGGCGCCCAGATCGTGCAGATCATTTCGTGGTTCCAGGGCTTCGAGCAGTACGCCGGCGCGCGGCAGAACATGACCGACAAGCGCAAGCGCGCGCTGGCCAAGGACAAAAAAAACGGGGCGCGTGGTTTTTCCTACTTTGTCCTCTGGCGGCCGCACGGAAAGTTGCGCCCAGGCATCTACCAGCGCTTCGAGTTCTCGCACGGATCGGCCGTAAAGCCGGTGATGTTCTTCGTTCAGACGCCAAAATACGGCGTTCGCCTCGACTTCTACAAGATAGCCGAGCGCGCCGCGCTGGCTGAGTTCAAATCATCGTTCGACCGTTACTGCCGGCAGTTCCTGAGCGAACGCATCATATGAGCGCCATCAACTACGACGACGTCGTCGCGCAGATCAGCGCGATCGGGATCGTCCTCGACAAGCCGCTCAACCTCGACAGCCGCATCCAGCGCTGGAAGGTCGACGGCGAGGACCGCGAGAGGCGCGGCTGGACGCGCTTGAAGGAATGGACGTCGCGCGCCGGCCACCTCTACATCGTCGGCGTATATGGCGTGTGGCATGGCACCGACGACGGCAAGATCAAGGTCGAACTGCCGCGCAACGACCCGCAGCGGCCGGCGCTGACGCCAGAGGACGTCATCGCCATGCGCGCCGCGCAGAAGGAAGCCGACAAGCGCATCGCCGCCGAGCGCAAGGCCGAAGCCAAGCGCGCCGCGCAGTGGGCCGCGTCGGTGTGGGCCAGGTGCGCGCCGGCGACCGAACACGAGTACCTGGCGCGCAAGCGCATCGATGCGCACGGCGCGCGCCTCATGGGCGACGGCGCCGACCTGCAGCTGCCCGGCATCGACGAGAGCAACTTCTACCGCTTGAAGTGCGCCGCCGGCGCGCTGGTCGTCCCGATGCACGACGAGCACGGCAACGTCTGCGGCATCCAGTGGATATACCCCAAGGGCCACGAACGGCGCGAGAAACTCGGGCGCGACAAGGAATTCTGGCCGCGCGGCATGGCCATGGGCGGATCGTTCGGGCTCATCGGCCACATCAAGCGCGAGGGAATCATCCTTATCGCCGAAGGCTACGCCACCGCGGCGACGCTGCACGAGGCGACCGGGCAGACCGTCGCGTACGCCTTCTCGGCCAACAACTTGGCCAAGACCGGCAAGCTGCTGCGCAGGACCTGCCCGCGCGCCCGGTTGCTCTTCTGCGCCGACGACGACTACCTGACCGATGGCAATCCCGGCTGTACCTACGCCGCGCAGGCGCACGGCGAGATCGAGGGCAGCGCCTGGACGAAACCCGATTTCAGCGCGCCCGGTGAAAGCGGTGAAACGGACGACCTGCGCGGCGGCAAGAAGCTCACCGACTACAACGACCTCGCCGTGCTCACCGGCGGGCACGTCGCCGTCGCCCTGCAGATCAACGCCAAGCTCGACGCGCTCGGGTGGCGGGATGCCCCCACGCCGGGCGCCTCGCGCGGCGGGTCTGACGACAAGGGGGGCGGGGAGTCTGGCGGCGCCGCCGGAGCGAACACGCGCAAGCGCGCGCAGGCGGTGATGAACCTCGACGACATCGTCGCGCGCTTCATCCCGATCGACGACGGCACCGGAAAATACGTTTTCGACACATGGACCGCCCGAATCGCGCAGCGCGAGCAGATGATCACGCTGCTGCCGGCCGGCGTGCGCGGCGACGACATCAAGCGGCATCCGGTGTGGATCGAGCGCGGCGCGTACTACCTCGACCAGGTCGGCTTCGACCCGGGCGGCACCGACGACAACGTCGCGCTCAACACCTGGAAGGGCTGGCCGCTCGTCGCCAAGCCCGGCCGCTGCACGCAGATCCTCGAGCTGCTCGAATACCTGTGCAGCGGCGAGAAGAACGGCCGCGACGTCTACCAGTGGGTGCTGCGCTGGATGGCGTACCCGCTGCAGCACCCGGGCGCCAAGATGGCCAGCGCCGTGATCATGCACGGCCCGCAGGGCACCGGGAAGTCGTGCGTCTTCCAGACGCTCGCCAAGATCTACGGCGACTACAGCACGGTGCTCAACCAGCGCGGCCTCGAGGACAAGTTCAATTCCGACTGGGCCGACTCCAAGCTCTTCATCCTCGCCGAGGAAGTCGTCACGCGCGCCGAGATGTGGCACATCAAGAACGAACTCAAGGAACTCGTCACCGGCGACTGGATACGCATCAACCCCAAGAACGTCGCCGCGTACCGCCAGCGCAACCACGTCAACATCGCCTACCTCTCGAACGAAGGCCAGCCGCTGCCGCTCGAGAACGACGATCGCCGGCACCTCGTCATCTGGACGCCGCCGATGCTCTCCGAGGCCTACTACGACGACGTCTTCCGCGAGATCGACAACGGCGGCGTCGCCGCCTTCTACGACTACCTGCTCACGCTCGACCTGGGCGACTTCCACCCCAAGAAGCGCCCGCCGATGACCGACAGCAAACAGAAGCTCATCGACCTCTCGATGCCGTCCGAGATGCGCTTCATCGCCGACTACCTGCGCGAAGACACGCGCTGGCCGGTCTGCCCGGCGCAGCGCGACGACTTCTACGGCGCCTACGTCGCCTGGTGCAAGGCCAACGGCGAGCGCAACCCGCGCAGCTCGAGCCACTTCATGGGCTACCTCGACCGCCAGGCCGGCTGGAAGGTCAAGAAGTGCCGCGTCTACGGCAACGACCATTACTCCGGGCCGACCACGCCGGCGATGATCGTCATCCCGCCCGTCGAGGCGATCCAGGCGACCGGCGGCGGCAAGTACGTGCGCCGGCCAGACGAAGAAGAAGTCGTCTGGCGCACGCGCAGCGTTTTCGCCTTCAAATACACCGAAAAGGACGACGCCAAGTCATGGGAATCCGCCGCCTGACGTTCTGCTGTTCCAGAAACCGGCAACGCGTTCCAGTTTTTGGAACGCTGCAAGCGTTGCCGCGCAAGGCTTGTGCCGATGTTCCGGATTTTCGCGTGAGCGCGCACGCGCGTAACGTGAGTAGGCTTCGCCGCGTCAACGCGCACACGTATTCCTCACGCGCGCGCCCTAGGGAAAATACTGGAACACTGGAACAAGCCTTGCCCCGCAAGGGCTACAGCGTTCCAGTTTTTGGAACGCGTTCCGGCGTTCTGGAACAGCCATGAACGCCCACGCAGAAACGCTCAGCCTCTCGGCCTTTGCCCGGCGCCTCGGCTGCCGGCCGAGCTACGTTACCAAGCTCAAGGGCGACGGGCGGCTGGTGCTCGACGAGGCCGGCCGCGTCGTCGTCGCCGAGTCGCTGGCGCGCATCGAAGCGACGCGCGGCGCGCGCCTCGACGTCGAGCAGCGGCACGCCCAGCAGCGCGGCGAGCTGGCTGCTGGCGGAGCGCTTGGCGACGCGGACGTATCTGCACCCGGGGAACGGGATAACGACGCGCCGGCGCGCGCCGGCGGCGGCGACGTGCGCCTCGTCGATGCCAAGCTGCGCAAGGAATCCGCGCAGGCCGACCAGGAAGAGATGAAGGCCGCGCAGATGCGCGGCAACCTCATCCCCAAGGACGATGTCGACGCCGCCATGCGCTTCATCGGCGGCGCCGTGCGCGCCGCGCTCGACGTCTTCCCCGACCAGACCGCGCCGCTCGTCGCGCCGGTCACCAGCCTCGAGGAAGCGCACGAGCTGCTGACGCAGGCCTGCCGTGACGCGCTCAATGCGATTGTGGAAGCGGTAAGCAGGCAAGTTGATGAACTCAGAAAAGGAGTGGCGAAATGAATGAGTCATGCGAGTCATGCAAATTCTGGTCGGCGACCTACAGTCGGGTACCCAGTGAAGACGAAAATCACTGGGACTGCAGGCGGTATCCGCCGGTATTGGCGAGAGAGTTCGAACTGGAAGAAACACTTTGTTGGCAGCATCCGTTGACCATGTTTGACGACTGGTGCGGCGAGTACAGGCGCCGTCCCGTCGGTACCGGTCGGATCATGCCCCGCTGATGTCTTCCAGCCTCGCCCACTGCCTCACCGTCTTCTGGTCTGCGGCCAAGCCGCGGCGCGTGCTGTCGGTCTCCGAGTGGGCCGACACGCACCGCGAGCTGACCGGCAAGCAGTCGGGCGAGCGTGGGCGCTGGCGCACCAGGCGCACGCCGTTCCTGCGCGAAATCATGGACTGCTTTTCCGCGTCGAGCCGCGTCAATGACGTCGTGGTCATGAAGTCGTCGCAGGTCGGCGTCACCGAAGTATCGGTCAACGTCATCGGCTACATCATGGACCATGCGCCGGCGGCGATGATGGTGTTGATGCCGACGCTCGAAGCGCGCGACAAGTGGAAAGGGCAGAAGCTCAACCCGCTGCTCACCGACACGCCGGTCATTCGTGACCTGCTCGGCGGTCAGCGTTCGCGCGACGCGGCCAACCGGCAGGACATGATCGACTTTCCCGGCGGCGTGCTCTTCCTCGGCGGCGCCAACAGCCCTAACAGCTACGCGCAGGCCTCGGTGCGCATCATCATCCTCGACGACCTCGATCGTTTCCCCCCCGAGGTCGGCTCCGAGGGCGACCCGGTCAAGCTCGCCTTTGGACGCACCAAGGCCCAGCCGACGCGCGCCAAGCGCTTCTTGATCTCGACACCGACCGTCTCCGACCTCTCGCTCATCGAGCGCGAATACAAGCAGACCGACCAGCGGCGCTATCATGTGCCGTGCCCGCACTGCGGCGAATACCAGGCGCTTGAGTGGGGCAGTCCAGAGTCGGCGCACGGCATCAAGTGGAAGAAGCATGGCGATAACGTCGTCGACGCCTGGTACGTCTGCGCGCACTGTGCCGGCGAGATACGCGAGCACCACAAGCCGGCGATGCTCGCCGCCGGCCGCTGGATGGCGGCGTATCCCGAGCGGAAAAAGCGCGGCTACCACATCACCGCGCTGCTCGCGCCGATCGGGCTGGGGCCGTCGTGGCTGGATCTGGCGATCGAGTGGCAGGATGCCATCAAGTCGACCGCCGCGCTCAAGACCTTCGTCAATACCAATCTCGGCGAAGTGTGGGTCGAGCCCGGCGAGGAAATCGACCCGACGGCGCTGATTGCGCGCCTCGAGGACTACGACGAACTGCCGCGCGGGCTGGCGCGCACCGCAGGCGCAGACGTGCAGAAAGACCGCATCGAATGCACGATCGGCGATTGGCACGCCGGCGAGGAATGCTACGTGCTTGCGCACCTCATCGTTCCCGGCGACACGGCGCAGCCGCAGGTGTGGGAGGACTTCGCCGAGGAACTCGAGCACTGGGCGCCGGAAGCCCTGGCCATCGACAGCAACTACAACACCAGCTTGGTCTATGCGTTCGTCGCGACGCGCTCCTGGTGCTTCGCGATTCGCGGCATGGACGGCCCCGGTCGGCCAGTGGTCGAGGATGCCAAGGCGCGCCGGCAGCGGCTGCGCACGCAGCGCAAGAAGGGAGTCATCGCGCACCTGGTCGGCGACGATCAGTCGAAAGCGCTGCTCACCTCGCGCCTACGCCTCGTCAAGCCCGGCCCCGGATACATTCATTTCCCGCGCGATGCGTCGTTCGACGACGAGTACTTTGCGCAGCTCGCCGCTGAGAAGATGGTCATCAAGATCCGCAACGGGCGAAATTTTGTCGAGTGGGTCAAGACCCGGCTGCGCAACGAGGCCAACGACTGTTTCCGCTACATGCACGCGGCGCTGCGCCTCTCCGATATCGACCTCGACGCACGCGACAAGGCCCGCCGCGAAAAAGAAGCCAACGGCGACGCGCCACCCGCCGCCCCGGCAATCGTTCACACGCCGCAGCGCGGCATCCACCGGAGATCCTGATGCCTAACCTTCGTGAGTTCCTCGAATTCGCCCGCGAACTCGCGGCGCAAAGCGGCGAGTCTTTCTCGGACCACCTGGCGATCGAGATCGAGCGGCAGGTACGGCAGCGCTGGCCGGGCGAGCGCATTTACCTGATGCCTGGCGACAGCCGCAAGGACCCGGCGCGGGCCGAGCGCATCGCGGCGGCGGCGCGGCTGCTGCCGACCGGCGTCGTCTCCGAGCGCTTTGGCATTAGCCGCAAGCGCGTCTATCAGCTGCAAAAAGTCAAGTAATCCGTACGCATTGCTAGACATTCGATCGCCATCCTTACGGTATGGCGATCACCCCCTTCACCACCGAACCCCGCGAACTGCGCGCCGGCGATACCTGGCAGTGGCGGCGCGACGACCTCGCCGACTACCCCGCGCCCGCCTGGGTGCTCACCTACTACGTGCGCAGCAGCGCACAGTACTTCGACATCGTCGCCGCCGCCGACGGCGCCGCGCACAGCGTCACCGTCGCCAAGGCGACCACCGCCACGCGCTTCGCCGGCGAGTACGACTGGATCGCCGTCGTTTCCAGCGCCACCGAGCGACATGAGATCGGGCGCGGCCGGCTCACCGTCCTGCCCGACTTTTCCGCCGCTGTTGCGCTCGATGCGCGCAGTTTCGCGCGCAAGCTGCTCGACGCCGTCGAGGCCGCGCTGCTCGGGCGTGCCACCGTCGACCAGCTCGACGTAATCGACGCCACCTTCGCCGATCGCGGCATCAAGCGATCTGACGGCGGGCTCATCAAGCTGCGCTCGCAGCTGCTCGCCGAGGTCAGGCGCGAAGAGAACGCCGAAGCCATGCGCCAGGGCCTGCCGTCACGCAACCGCCTGCTCGTGAGGTTCGGCCGTGGCTAAGCCTGTCCCGCTGTGGTTCCGCGCCGTCACCGCGCTCGCCGGTCGCGAGCGCATCGCGCGCCTGATCGGTGGCCGCAAGCCCATGACGGCCGACGCCGTCGGGCAGCGCGCCTTCGCCGCCGCTCGACCCTCGCGGCTCAACGACGGCTGGTCGACGTTCACCTCGAGCGCCGACATGGAGTCGGTGTCGAGTCTAACCGCCCTGCGCAACCGCTCGCGCGCGCTCATCCGCGACAACGCGCACGCCAAGCGCGCGCAGGCAGTGGTCACCAACAACGTCATCGGCATGGGCATCGGCCTGCAGGCAGCGGTGCAAAGCTCGCACGGCCGGCTGGTCGACGAGGTCAACGACGCGCTCGAATCTGCCTGGACCGAGTGGTGCCAGGCCGACCACTGCCACATTGGCGGGCGCCTCGCCTTTGCCGACATCGAGCGCCTGCTCATCGCCGAAGTCTTCGAGGCCGGCGACGTGCTCGTACGCATCCACCGCGACGGCCGCGGCCGCGTGCCGCTCTCGCTCGAAGTCATCGAAGCCGAGCGCCTGGCCGACGAGTGGGAAGCGCCGAGCGTCGGCGGCAACCTCGTGCGCCAGGGCGTCGAGTGCGACGCCTACTACCGGCCGGTCGCCTATTGGATACACGAATACCACCCCGGCGACCCGCGCCGCGAGCGCGTCTCCGACCGCCTGCTGCGTGTCCCGGCCGACGACATCATCCACCTCGCGCACCTCTCGCGCTGGCCCCAGGTGCGCGGCGTGCCGTGGATGCATGCGGCCATGAACCGGCTTTACCAGCTCGGCGAGTTTCAGGACGCCGCCGTCGTCGCCGCACGCGTCGGCGCCGAGAAAGTCATGGTACTCAAGGAATCCGACCAAGGCGACCTCGCCAAGTCGCTGGGCGACGGCGCGCAGGACGGCACGCTTACCTGGACCAGCGGCAAGGGTCAGGTCGACATCCTGCCCGCTGGCACCGAGATCGCCGACTGGACGCCGGCCTACCCGGAAGCCAACTTCGACCCCTTCGTACGCTCCGCGCTGCGCGACATCGCCGCCGCCTTCGGCATGAGCTACGAGTCGCTCTCGCGCGACTACTCGCAGAGCAATTATTCGAGCTCGCGCATGGGACTGCTGGACGACCGCGACGGCTGGCGCGTCCTGCAGCAGTGGTACATCCGCGCATTCCGCGCGCGGCTGCACAAGGTCTGGCTCGAAGCCGCCGTCTATGCGCGCGCCGTCAAGACCATCCCCGTCGGCGATTACGTGCTGCGCCCGGCGTACTACCAGGCCGTGACGTGGAAGCCGCGCGGCTGGTCGTGGGTTGATCCGACCAAGGAAGTCGCCGCGTACAAGGAAGCCGAGAAGGCCGGCTACATCACCAAGGGCGACGTCATCGCGCAGACCGGCGCCGGGCGCGACCTCGAGGACGTCGTGCGCGAACGCCGGCGCGAGCTCGACCTGCTCGCCCGCCAGCACATCGCCACCGACACCGACCCGGAAAGCCTGGCTTTCGCCAAGCCGGCGCCAACGCCGGAACCGGCCCCGGACCCCGACGCTGACGAAACCGACAACGCCGCCGCCGCCGACGCCCCCGCCGCGTCAGCCAGCGTGCGACCCCTCAAGCGAGGCCAAGCATGAAACTGCAGAACGTACAGATGCGCGAAGCGCGCTTCGACGGCGTCGCGCGCGACGAGTCCGGCCGCTTCCCGGTCGTGATTTCGAGCGACGCCGTCGTCGACGTGGGTGACATTCCAGAGATCCTCGACCACTCGCCGCAGGCCGTCGACCTCTCGCGCGCGCCGCTGCCGATCATCGTCACGCATCGCGGCGGGCAGATCAACGTCGGCATCGTCGAGGACCTCGCGCCGTCGGGCGGCAAGATGCGCGGCTTTGCGCGCTTCGGCGAACGGCCCGAGGCGGTCGGCTACGCCGCCGACGTCGCCTCTGGCGTCATCCGCAGCGTCAGCGTCGGCTACGCGCGCGTCAAATCGACGCTGCGCCGCGACGGCGTGCTCGTCACCTCGCGCTGGCTGCCTACGCACGTCGCGCTCGTCGCCGAACCGGCAGACATCAACGCCGGCTTCTTCCGCGAGATGAGCGCGCCGCCCGAATTCGAGCTCGACGTCGAGCGCGATCAAGAAGTAACCCCAGTTTCCCCCCCGGCGGCTCCCGCCATCCTCCCGAAAGGACGCAGCATGGAACAGCAACAAAACGCCCCGGCGGGCGACACCGCCGGACAAACCCGCGCTCTGCCCAACGGCGCCGACTCTGTCAAGCTCGAAGAGCTGCGCGTCGAAGGCATCCGCGCCATCGCGCGGCAGCACAAGATCGGCGACGACGTCGTCCGGCAGTGGGTCGAGCATGGCTACAGCGTCGACGACGCCGCGCGCTGCACGCTCGACGTGCTCGTCGCGCGCCAGGGTCAGACGCAGAAGATCAACCCGGCCGACCTCGGCATGACGCGCAAGGAAGCCGAAGCGTACAGCATGCTCAAGGCCGTGCGCGCCGTCCTCAACAAGGACTGGTCGAAGGCCGGGCTCGAACTCGAGGCGCACCGCGCCATACAGCAGCGCCTGGGTGGCAACCCGCTCAACGAGCAGACCTTCTTCGTCCCTGTCGAAGCGCAGACCGTGCGCCGCCACCGCGAGACGCGCGACATGACGAGCGCCGGGTCCAGCGGCTCGAACTACCTGGTCGCCACCGAAAACGTGAGCTTCATCGACCTCTTGCGCAACCGCTCGGTCTGCATGCGCATGGGCGCCGGGCGGCTCACCGGGCTTGTCGGCAACGTCACCGTGCCGCGTCAGACCGCCTCCGCGACGACGTACTGGCTGACAAACGAAGCGACCGCGATCACCGAGAGCCAGCCGACGATCGGCCAGCTCTCGCTGACGCCCAAGCACGTCGGCGCCTACACCGAGATCAGCCGCCTGCTCGCGCTGCAGTCGAGCCCCGACGCCGAGTCGCTGGTCATGAACGACCTCGCCAAGGCCATCGGCCTCGCCGCCGACCTCGCCGGCCTCGCCGGCACCGGATCGAGCGGCCAGCCGACCGGCATCGCCGGCACGTCGGGCGTAGGCTCGGTCACCGGCACGAGCATTGCCTATTCCGGCATGCTCGAATTCCAAACCGACATCGGCAACGCGCTTTCGGAAACCTGCGGCTACGTCACCACGGCGGCGGTCGCCGCGCTGCTCATGCAGCGTGTGAAATTCTCTGGCACCGCCAGCCCGTTGTGGGACGGCTCGATCCTCGACGCCAACGTCTGCGGCTTCCGCGGCATGTCTAGCGCGCAGGCGACCGCCGCGTCGATTATCTTCGGCGCGTGGGACCAGCTGGTCATGGCCGAGTGGGGCAGCCTGGCGATCGAAGTCAATCCGTTCGCCAACTTCCAGGCCGGCTTGGTCGGCGTGCGCGCACTCTACGCCATGGACATCGGCGTGCGCGTACCGAGCGCGTTCTCGATCGCGACCTCGGTGACCTGATCCGGAGCGCTGGATGGAGTTCACCGTGCTTCGCGCCTTCCTCCTGGCGGGCATTCGCCAGGAGGTCGGCAGCGAGATCGACCTCGCCGACCGCGAGCTGATCGGCACGCTCAAGAGCGCCGGCAAGATCGCGCCGACCGTCAAAGGGGCGGCCGGCGACAAGCCGGCGCCGTCCGGCCCGATGACCACGCGGCGCGCCGGCGGTCTCGTCGGCGCGCGCAAGGGAGACACCGCATGACCATACAGCTTGCCCGTGCGATCCGCATCGACGGCGTGGAAACCGCTGCCGGGACAACGCTCACGCGCGATCCGGCGTTCGAGGCCGATCTCATCTACAAGGGTATCGCGACGCGGGTCGGTGCCGCGCCCGACCAGGTCGGGCTCGGCGTGCCCGTAACGGCGCGAACCAATACTCTCACCGGGGGGATTGGAATTATCGGCCCGGACGGCTCCCAGCTATTCGTGGTTTCCGCTTCAGGGAAGATGCCGTCTGACGCCCACTCCCGCTACTACTGCCACCTGTACGCAGGTGATCAGGTCGCCGATGATGGCGTGGTCTACGACCAGTCCGGCGCGCTGTCTCATGCTGTGCGCGGCGCGAACCTTTCTGTGGCAAACCTTTGGGTGTCTTCCGGTTACTTCTCAACCGACAACCCGGCATCCGGCACACCGGATTCCGGTCTTGTCATGCCGCCACTCAATTACGACTACAACGGCGGCGAAGAACTGTTGCTTGTGTGGCTTGGCAAGATCACCCCGGAAGCGGCGGCAGCAACGATGCTTTCCGACTCCCCGAACTCGGCTGGGCTCAACGGCTTCCGTCTGCGCTGCCAGCCGACTGGAAAATTCTCTTTCTGGTTGCAAGAAAACGGATCGACGAACGCATGGGCTGCGGGTGACTCATCTACGGTGCTGGGCGATGGCGCGCTGCACCAGTACGCCATTCTCATCTCCGGGAAGCGCAAGCAATACTGGACGTGGGAAGACGGCGTGGCGGTCGTTACCGCTGGCGCGATCAAGTCCGGCGCGGCGATCGACACACGCACCAGTTCAAACGTCTATATCGGAAAAGACGCAAGCACGTCAGGCGTAGAAGCTATTGGGTTGGCAACAAAGACGCGCGCCTTGACGATGTTGCGCTTCTCGGCGGCCGACCCGCAGGTCGATGTCGCCAAGGCGTTTGCTGTTGTCAAGGCACTCCGTGCCAGCCCTGCGCAGCTCGTTAAGCAGGGGGCGATGTGACCCTGCTGCGAGACATTCCGCTTAGCGGCTCTTGGGCCGGGCTTTCCGAGTCAGGATTCGTGCTGCAAACAGACCCCGGGCTTTACAACATCCTCGACAACCCAGGCCCTGTGCCTGGGTACATGGACTTTGTCCCCGATCCTCTTGGGCAGCGCGGTGTCGTGCTGAAATCAAGCGTCGACAGCTTTGCGTACCCGACGCCCGGGAATCCTGACGGAGCTGCGGGAAATCGCTCCGAGTTCTACTGTCCCTCAGAGCCGGTTTCCGCAGGTACTCCGGTCGAGCGTTGGTACAAATTCGGCGTGTTGTTCACTGGCGAGTGGGGCGGCGCAGATAACCGGCCATTCTCGGTCATGCAGATGCACGACAAGCCGGACGGCGGCGACAGCCCGCGCTGGCCGAATCTGATGCTGCTGGCTGATGGCAGCAGCCTTACGCCTGCCGTGCCGCGCACCGATCCTCCGGCAGAGGACGCGACGCGACGCTATGTCGGCAGTGCGCCATTGCTCAAAAACAAGTGGATAGACATCGTTCTGCACGTCCGCTGGTCTCAGGAAGCGGCTGCGGGGCTACATGAAATGTTCGTCTCCGGCGTCCCGATATATCGCGAAATTCGGCGCGCAAATGCGTTTGCCGATGTTTATGGGCCTCAGTTCAAGCTCGGCGTGTACAACACCTACAAGCATACCGGGAGCGGGAAGATCTGCGCCGCCTATTACTCGTCCGTGAAGCACTACGAGGGAGTTGAGAGTTACAGCGATATGGTTGGCGCAATCTCGGCAACCCCTATCACGTCGCAAATCTAATCCCCTCTGCACAATCATGGACTTCACCGCCAACCTCACCACCCTCTACGCCATCTTCGGCGAGCCGGTCATCTACACGCCGGCGGGCGGCGCCGCGCAGCCGGCAAAAAAGGCGATCTACAACCGCCCGGGCTCGACGCTCTACGGCGGCGACGTGCTCGTCACCGAGCACACGCTGCGCTACATGACGGCCGACTTCCCGGCGGTGGCGCGCGGCGACGGGTTCACCATCGGCGGCGCGACCTTCGTCGTGCGCGAAGCCCCGCAGTCGATTCTCGACGGCGCCGAGTTTGCCGCGACGCTCGCGAAAGTCTGACCATGGCCTTCGACCTATTCGCCCAGCAACAGCAGATCCTCGCGCGTCTCGCGCCGCACGCGGCGTCGGCTGGCATCGACCTGGTCGACACCTTCGCCGCCGTCGATCTCACCGACGAGGGCGGCCGGGTCATCGCCGCGCAGACCTTCCTCACCACCTTCGACCCGGCCGGGCAGGTCGGCAGCGGCGCGCGGCATACCGTCGAGTGGTCGTTCGACCTCTACGTCGACACGGTGCGCGCGAGCGACGCGCAGAAGACCGCCGGCGCCGCGCTGTTCTCGTCGGCGCTCGGCGCGCTGCTCGGCTGGGAGGTCTCGCCGGGCTGCGCCGTGCAGTCCGGCAAGGGCCGCGAAAGCGGCTTCGACGGGCGCGTCCTGCGCCTTTCATTCGGTTTTTTGCTCCCGGTCTTTACCGGCTAACAGGAGATCATCATGAGCGGTTTTATCGGAAGTGGAAGAATCAAGATCGCCGCGTACGAGTCCGGTGCGACGTTCGGCGCGCGAAAGTTCCGCGACGTCGGCAACGCCAGCGTCTTCACGTACAGCTTCACCGAAGACAAGAAGGAGCTGCGCGACTACCAGGACCCGGCCGGCGGCACGGCCGACAGCGTCACGCGCATCGACATCGTCTCCGGGCAGATCGACTTCCGCGATTTCTCTCCGGAAAACCTTGCGCTCGCGCTGTGGGGAACGGTCGCGACCGGGGGTGTCACGGCGATCACTGGCGAGGCGCACGTCATCAACGCCGGCGCGTTCATCCCGACAGCGCGGCTGATCAACACCGCCGTCGCGCCGCTCGTCAAGAAGGGTGGAACGACGGTCGCCGCTTCTGACTACGTCGTCAGCAAGGGCGGCATCACCATCGCCGCGACGATCAGCACAGGAGGCGTCGCCGACGGCGACGCCATTACCATCGACTACACGCCGATCGCCAGCAAGAGCGTCGAGGCGATCATCAACAGCGCGCCGAACGTCTCGATCTTCCTCGAGGGCGTCAACGCGGTCACCGGCAAGTACGCGAGCGTGCGTATCTACAAGGCCAAGCTCAGCGTCGCGCAGGGCGTCGATGCGATCGGCGACGACTACGGCACGCTGTCGGTGAACTACACCATCACCAAGGACACCACCGTTACCGGCGCCGGGATCAGCCAGTTCCTCAAGCTCGAGCAGGAGACCTGATAGATGGCGCTGACCCGCACCGTGCCGCTCGGCGAGCGGCGCGTCACGCTGCGCGAGGTCACCGTCGCCGAGGTGCGCGACCGGCTGGCGGCCATCGAATCGTGCGCCGCCGAGGTCGACGTCATCCGCGCGCTGGCGCGCGACGACTGCAGCCTGGACGATCTCGCCTGGATGAGCGGCGCCTCCGCCGAGTCGCTCGAGGAATTCGCGCCGTCCGAGCTCGACGAACTGGTCGCCGCCGCACGCGCGCTCAACCCGCATTTTTTCCGGGTGCGGACGGCGCTGGCCGGCGTCGCCCGCGTGATGCAGGCCGAAGCCTCTGCGCTGACCTCGAGCGCTCCGTCTGCGCGCTCGTCGAGCGCGGACACGCCGGGGTGTGGTCCTACCCCTGGCGCACCTACCTGATCGCCGTCGAGGTCGCCAATGGCCGCTGAAGCCAAGATCGTCATCACCGGGGATTCGACGCCTGCGGTCGCCGCGATCAAGCGGCTAAACGCCGAGTTCGCCGGGCTGCAGAGCCTGGCCGCCAAGGTCGTCGGCTTCGGCTTCGCCGGGCTGTCGGTCGCCAAGCTCGTCGACGCGGCCAAAGCCGCCGCCGACACCGGCGACGAACTCAACAAGATGGCGCAGAAAACCGGCATCGCCGTCGGCGAACTCTCCAAGCTACAGTACGCCGCCGACCTCGCCGGCGTCTCGCACGAAGCGCTGCAGAAAGGGCTTTCCAGCCTCGCCGAAAGCATGGTCTCGGCAGCGACCGGGTCGGGCGACATGGCCGAGCGCTACGCCCGGCTCGGTATCACCGTGCGCGCCTCTGATGGAACAATGAAATCGTCGCGCCAGGTGCTCGGCGAGCTCGCCGACCGCTTCGCGCAGATGCCCGACGGCGTCGAAAAGACCGAACTGGCCATCGCGATCTTCGGCAAGAAACTCGGCACCGAGATGATCCCGCTACTCAACGGCGGTGCCGCCGGACTCAAGGAACTCGGCGACGAGGCCGAAGCGTTCGGGCTCGTGTTCGACGAGAAGCTCGCCAAAGCGAGCGAGGAATTCAACGACAATTTGGAGAAGCTCTCGAAGTTGTCGAGCGTCGCCGGGATAGTCATCGCGAACAGTCTGATACCGGTAATCAACCGCCTGCTAATTGCCTTCCTTGAAACCAAGAAGGCGGGGGGAGGGCTGTGGGATTCGCTTGGCGCAGCGATGATGACGAACGACGTCGCCGCTCGACTACGAGTTGTCAATGCCGAGCTCGAGAAAGCCAACAGGCTGCGAAGCGAAGGCAAGACCCTGGTCAACGGCAACTGGGACGACGTCATCGCGCGGCTTGAGCGCCAAAAGAGCGTTCTGCAGATCCTGCAGGAAAAGGACACCGGTGACGGAGTATTGAGCGCAAAGGAACTCGCCGCGCAGCGCGTCACCATCGAGCGCCAGCTGCAGGCCAGGCTCGCCGAGCTCGCGCAGCTGCGCGCCATTGCTGAGGGCAAGGTCTCGTCCGAGATACTCAAGACCGACGCGCAGCGCACCGAGGCGCAGATTGCCAACGCCAAGAGGGTCCGCGCCGAATTTGAACAGGGCTGGAAAGCGAGTCTCAAGGCCGCCGATGACGCGACCGCCGAGGCCGCCAAGCTGCGCGAGAAGTCGGCCGACGTCAAGCAGGCCGCTGCCGACAAGGCCGCCGACAAACGCCGCAGCACGCTGACGCCCGAAGAGCAGCAGGCCGATATTCGTAAGCAGTTCACCGACGCCGCCGACGCCGCCGAGAGCGCCGCTAACCTCGCCAAGCTCGCCGCGTTTTCCGGCCGCGCCGAAAACGCCGTCAAGCTCACCAAGGACGCCGAGCAGGCCGCCGCGCGCGCCGCGAAATTCGCAGACCAGATCGACGACCCGCAGTCTGGCGCCTCTGCCATCGAGCGCGCCGCAGCGATCCAAAGCGCGCTGCTCGACGCGCAGGCGCAGGCCGAAGAGCAGAAGGCTGCGCAGTTCGCTCAGCAGGCCGAGAGCCAGAAAGCGCAGATCACCGAGCTCGACGCGATGATCGCCGACCTCACGCAAAAGGCCGGCGCGATCAAGGTCGAAGCCGACATCGAAGCCGCGCAGGGCGCCATCGCCACGCTGCAGGGCCAGCTCGAAGCGCTCAAAGATAAGACCGTCACCGTCACCGTCAATCAGGTCGGCAGCGTTCCGGCGGGCGCCGATACCACCGTCCCGATGCAGTCCGGCGGCGGCTACGCCGGCGGAGGCTGGACCGGGCCGGGCGGAAAGTGGCAGCCGGCCGGAATCGTGCATGCCGACGAGTTCGTCATCCGGCAGGAGGTTGTGCGGCAGCGCGGCGTCAAGGCGCTGCTCGCTCGGCTCAACGCCGGCGGCCTCAGCGCGCTCAATATCCCCGGCTACGCCGACGGAGGCCTGGTCGGGCGCATCAGCCTGCCGTCGCTCGCCGCCAGCGCGGCGCCGTCGAAATCGACAGCGGTTTTCGACTTCGGCGAACTGGGACGCTACCCCGTGTCGATGGCGAGCAAGGGCGTCGACGACCTCAAGACCGCCTTCGCGCGCGAGGCCTTGAAGCGCGGGGGGCGTCGATGAGCGCGCCGGCCCTGATCGTCGGCACGCTCACGATCCCGTTGCTGGCGCGGCTCGAAATTGAGCAGAGCTACGAGCCGCTCGGCGGCGAGTACGTGCGCCGCTCGATCAGCGGCGCGGCGACCAAGCAGGAGACCTGGCGCAAGATGCGCATCACCACCAGCGGCTCGGGCTGGATGCCGAGCGGCCTCGATACGCTCGACACCACCGCCACGCTCGCGCTCGCCTGCGTCAAGCCCGTGCGCGTTCCGGCCGTTTTCGCCACGCGGCAGGCCACCTTGCCCGCCGCGCGGCGCAGCGACGCGGGCGCTACGCCATGGGGCTGGGCGATCCTCGCCGACGGCTCTGGCGTGTCGACCGCGCTGACGCTCGCCGGCAACATCGCGACGCTCTCTGCGGTCTCCGGAGCGGTCGCATACGAAGCATTTTATCTGCCGCTCGTCACCGTCTACGCCATGCGCCCGACCGAGTCGGGCCGCATGGGCGAAGCCGGTTACAGCTGGCAGCTGGTCTGCGAGGAAGCCTAGATGGCCGCGACCTACGCCGCGACCTCGGGCGCCGCCGGTCGCGCGGGCGTCTGGCGCGCCATCGTCACGCTCGGCGGCGTCGATGTGTCCGACCGCGTCGAGGGCGAGATCACCGTCGAGGCCGACGAGGGCGGCGCGCGCATCGCTGACGTCACGCTCCGCTCGGCCGCGTCGAGCGCCTTCGCCGTTGCCGGCTGGGTCGGCAAGCCGGTGACCATCGACATCGCCGACTACGCCAGCGGAACGGCCGCCGACGTGCGCCGGCTGTTCACCGGCCGCGTCGACACCCCGGCGCTCGACCTCGTCGCGCGCACCATCAAGCTCACGTGCAGCGACGACCTGCAGGGCGTCGTCGATGCGATGAGCTACGCGGCCATCGACGCCGCAATCCCGACCGGTACGCTGTCGGCGGCGATCTTTGATCCAGCGACGACCGGCTGGTCGCGCGCGCAGGACCGGCTGTCGACCGTCGCCGCCGCGCTCGACTTGACTCCGGCCGGCGCGCTGCGCCTCACCGCCTGGGCCGCCAATACGACGCCCGACATCACCTTTACCGACGACCACCTGGACGACGAGGCCGTCACCATCGCGCTCGCCAGCCGGTCACAGCTCATCAACCGCGTCGACATCGACTTCGGCTACCGTTTCCCGCGAGTCAAGGCCGAGGGGCACTCTATCGCGTTTTCATACGTCGACGAGACCAGCATGGCCACCTACGTCGACGGCGAAAACTGGTTTTTGCAGCGCGCATCCGTCGAGCAGGCGATCAAGTCGACCGGCGCGACGATCGAGTCGATCAGCTACACTGCGCTGCCCAACGCCGCCATCGGCCAGTGGGTCCCGGGCCCGTACGACTCCGAGCTGTGCATGGGATTTTCCGCGCTGGTCGGCGTTGCCTACACGCAGACAATCGACGAGCGCTACGTGCTAACCGTCTCCAACGCGGCCAGCATCGCGGCGGTCGGCACGCTTCGCGAGACGCTCTCGGGCGCGCTCGAAGGGCGCTACACCTCGCTCGTCGCCGCCGAGACCTCGGCGACGCTCTACGCCAACGGCGTGACCGGCATCCCGCCGCAGGACGCGGCAACGGTCACCGCCGGCCATACGACAAGCGCAGACGTCACGCTGACCAGCGACACCGACCGCGCGGCCGCCGAAGCGGCGATGTGCTGCCTGATCAATGTGGCCAAGGTCAAGATCGCGGCGAGCCACCGGCTCAACAGCGTCGGGGCATCGGTGCCGCTCAACCCGGACATCGACCTCGACAAGACGCTGGCGATAACCACCGCGACGCTCTCGGCGCGCGGCAAGTGCCGGGCCGTGAAGCACATCATGCGCCCCGACACCGGCGAGGCGACGACGCAGTTTTTGATCGCCATCAGCGCCATCGCCGGCGTCGGGACGACGCACCCGGAGACGGCGACCGCCGCGCCGGCCGGATCGACCGCCGGATCGACCGCGCTCACCACGTCGCCGACGGTCGTCTTCAACGGCGGCGCGAGCCAGGACCACACGATATCGGTCACGCTGCCGGCCGTGGCCACCGCCGAGCGCGACGCCGCGACGTACGACGTTTCGGCGACCTACGCCGCGCCGTTCGTCGAGGACGTCTTCGAGGTGGTCCTGTGAGCGACGCGACCGACCTCGCCAAAAACCTCGACCGCATCACCGCCGGCCAGGCCGCGCAGCTCTCGACGATCAAACGCCGCGTGCTGCCGCCGCCGGCGCCGGTCGTGGCGATTCCGGCGCGCACGGGCACGGCTGCGCCGGTGCCGATCGGGTACAACCCATGATCGACCTGGCGCTCGCCCGTCGCGCGCTGCGCTACGGCGTCGGCATGACGACGCGCGAGGACAAGGTGCTGCCGCCCGTCGAGCAGCTGCCCGAGATCCCGGCGCGCACAGGGGTCGGCAAGCCCAAGATCAGGCGCATCACCGAGATCCTGCGCGGCTGGTACGCGCACGTCGTCGGCGCGCTGCGCTCGGCGTGCTTCGCGCACGATACGCTGGCGGTGCGCGACCCCGGCACCGAGGTCTTCGGATACACGTACAGCGTGCTGCCGTTCGCCACGCCGTATAACGTCCCGGCTGCCGACACGACCAAACTCAACGACGTGCTGAGCTTCAAGGACGGCGCGATCCTGATCAACGGCCTGGCGCTGCCCATGCTCGGCGTCACCGCCGGCGCTCCGGCCGGCGCGCTGCCGTGGCTGATCCCGCACGGCACGCCGGTCGGCGACCTCGGAAAGTACGGCGACAGCGTCACCAACGCGACCGTCAAGCGCGTCTTCGCCGTCGGTCGCGCCGTCGTGCATGCTTGGGCCAACGGCGGCGTCGACGCGGCGCTCGGTGGCGCGGCGTACCGGCCGAACAAGGCGCTCGTCTGCGGCGCGCGCATCGATGCTGCCAATCATGTGGCGTGGCTGGCGCAGCTTGCCTATACGGGGTCTACGTGGGATGCGCTGACGGGCGCGTGGCTGTACTCATCGGCATCTATCGCGATGCTGCTGACGGCCCCCTATCTGTCAAGCGTTGGTTCGGCGTTGACGCCGGACAGGACAGATTGCGTCCCGGTCCCCGCGGGCACGTCGACGGGAACAGAAGAGACGGAACTGCCGCTGCCAGAATGCCAAATGATGCTGCACGGCACGTGTAACGGGTTTTCATACCTGTTTGGGACAGCGCCGGATCAGACCGGTGGGCGCGTCGGATTTCCTTGGGATGGCACGTACGACGAGGCGCCGGTCGGCTACGAAAGCAACGCGTACTCGCGGACAACCTATACAAAGACGGTATCTGAGAGCATCAGCGTCGGCGATCAATCAGTAACGGTGCTCGCCAGGAACACCCGGATAAAGTCGACGAACACCGGCACGGTAGGCCACCGGGCGCAATGGCACACCCGCGCAAACACAGGTCAGAAAGCAGTTCTCGCTTATTCAGATGGGTCGTATTTTCCGACAAACGCGCGCGGCGGGACGTTCGGCGCGACCGAGTACGGAGTCCCGGCAAAAACCTATGGCTCCGCCGTGTGGACGTCCGACAGCTCGACCGGAGAATTCTCCTCAAAAATCGGATCGCGGACACTCGTCGGCGGATCGTTCAGCCGCGAGAGAAGCGCCGGGAATCGGCGCGCGCTGACGAAAAACGACTGGGCGGCGAGCTATCTGGCTAATCCGTCGGGAGGCTGGGGCGTCAATATGGGCTACAACATGACGGGGTTTTTCGACTTGTATGCCTACGTCTCCCCTTACACAAAATACAGCGCGGGATGGCAGGCGGCCGTTGCCAGCATGCACGCAACCGCGCAAATGTTTGTCGGGTCGGAAGCGTTCAGCACGCTCGATGATAACCAGATCTATGTAAACCAGGTCCGCTACACCGCGACAACGCAGTCCCGGCAGACCGTCGATACTCGGGCGCTATCGTGGACGACGAGCGACTATGTTTTATTCGACGAGGCTAACGCCTGCTACATCAGCGTCGAGGCGGCATTCTCGGGGAGTCAGGTCTACGGGGCCACGGGGAGCGCGACGTTGGCCGTCGACCTCAAGATTTCAACGCCGCAGGGCGATGCGACGCAGTCGCTGTTCATCGCAACGCTCGACTACGCCGATCTACTCCCCGAAATCACGCTGACCACCGGCGTCACGTACGTGCCCAATCCGCGCGTGCGTGTGCTGTTCACCCCGCTTTATCGGTCGCAGGGCGATTTCATGGGGGCCGCCTACACCACCTCGGCCGAGGTCTCGGCGGGGGCGACGCCGACCTATCTCTTCAACTTCGTCCTCACGCTCGATACGTACGACGCTATCGGCACCGACACGCTCGGCTTGCCGGTTGTCCATTTCATCCCGTGCAACCTGCTCGAGATGCTCTACGCCTACGTCTTCAGCCAGGACTACGGCATCAAATCGACCGAGCGCTACCCGGTGACCTTCGCCACGCGATACAACGAATTTGTGAACACGCTGTTCAGCAACCAATGGCGCGTCAACTATCGCAACGGCGCGCTCACCGACTGGCTCGACACGCTCGGCGGCGCCTACGTCACCGAGCAGACCACCGAATTGTCGCGGTTCTGAAAGGAGAGTCCATGGGCCGATGGTTGCAACTATGGGAAAGCCTGGGCGAATCGCTGATCACCGCAGCGCTCTTCGCCGCCGTCGGCGTGTCGATCGGTGTCGGCAAGCTCATGGCCAGCGGCGAGCCGCTCTCCGCGCGCCTGGTCATCGGCCGCGCCATCAGCACCGGCGGAATTGCGATGGCCGCCGGCGCGGTGCTGGTGTGGGTGCCGGGCCTCTCTTTGCTCGGCCAGATCGGCGTCGCCGCGGCGCTCGCCAGCCTGGGCGTCAGCGGACTCGAGCGGATATTCGCGCGGGTAACCGGAGCGGGAGCGCCGAGCGCGCCGCCCACATCGAGCGAGGCCGGCCATGACTGACGCTCTCGACCTCGTCCTGTTCGTCGCGGGCCTTATCGCCGCAGTCGTCGGCGAGGCGCGCGTGCATCGTCACCGCACGCAGCGCGCGCGTGGTGACAGCGACCGGCGCTGACATGGGTGCGCCGCTGCCTGCCGTCGCCTGGCGTACGGTCCGCGAGTGCGCCGGGTGCCGCTATCACGAGGCCGCCAGCCGGCCTGCGCTGTGCACATGGCATCCGCCCATCGTCGACCGCGAAGACTGGCCGGCGATGGTGCGCCGCGTTGAAGTAAACCGCCACCCGCACGGGATTTGCGGGACATTCGGCCGGCTCTACCGCGCGGCCGACATCACCACGGAGTCCGCTGCATGAAAATCATCCTGCTCGTCATGATCGCCTGCATCCTCTCTGCGTGCGTCAGTTCCACCGGCGATCCCGCTGACCAACGCGCGGCCGTGCAGACCTGGTGCGCGCGCGACGCGATGATCCGGCCGATCGTCACCGGCCTGCTGCCGCTGGCCACGCCCGACGAAATCCTGGCGATCAAAAGCGCCGAAGCGATCATCGACGCCGTCTGCGCGCACCCGAGCGCCGATGCGGCGGCGAATCAGCAAGCCGCGCTGGCGGCCGGGGTAGGGCAGATCCTGGCCATCGAGGCGGCGCTGATCGCGCGACGAGCAGGGGGCTAGCCGCTACGCCGAATCGGCGCGCTTGAGGGCTGCGCGTATCCCTTCGCTGACGTTGCCGTTGCCGAGCCGTTCGGCGATCTTGCGCGCGTCGGAGTCGAGGTAAACGTTGACTCGCTTTCCGTCTTTCATTTCTGGGGGTCTGCCAGCCGCCCCCAGCGCGGCGGCGACCTTCCGACCGTCGAGATTGAGCATCGACCCGGCGTTGATTTTGACATAGCATCCGGTCGACTCAATGCGCGCCAGCGCGCCGGTATCCGTGCCGTCTCGTGTAACCGTGCCAAGCGGCGTTGATCCGGCCGGCAGGGTGTTGGTGTAAAGCCGCCAGTTGCCGTCGGTGTTGACGACAAGGCGGCCACGGTTCGTGTGAGTCATGGCCGCGATCCTTCTACCGGGTTGCGAAAGCGCGCTTGGCGTTGAGGTAGCCGGCGAACTGCTCGGGGGTGACGGTGTAGATCGGGCAGTCTTTGTCGTCGATGCGCTTGATTTCAACGGTTGCGAAATCCATCCAGCACGGGCCGAAGGCCGGGACGATGCTGTCGATGTTGGACATGCCGCGGATGCGCATTTCCGAGGTAGAGACTTCGGCTTGGCGGGTGATAGCCATGTCCAGGGTCTTGACCAGTTTCTCGACGTTGTTCATTTCAACTCCTACCCCTGATTCCCGAGGCGCGGTGGTCGGCGTCATTGCCTTCCATGACTTAATTATATACACACAAAACAAAATAGCAAGGAATTTTTGTTGGAAGCTCTAACTTTCAGATCGATAAATGGGCTGAAAGCCCGGTGTAAATCCGGTGTAAAATTGCTCCGTGCACTGGTCTTTTATGGTGTTCAGGCAACGCGTTTACTAGGGTTGATCTGGCCGTCAGGACCGTTCAACTGCCTTCACACGGCAGGGGTCACTGGTTCGATCCCAGTACCGCCCACCACGACCGAAACAGACGAAAACCCGCACAGCGCAAGGCTCTGCGGGTTTTTTGTTTGGTGCTGTCGTTTGGCCTCAGCGATGGCACCTAATCGGTTGTGCCCATTCTGTGCCCAAATCGTGCCTGTTTCGTGCCCGTAACCGAACGCACTCATTACCAGGCGACAAAAACGACTATTGCTCTTCGTGCCCTTGATTGGCAGTACGGTTTTGGGGGACGTACTCAAATAGGTCTCCGACTCGGCAGCCAAATAGGTCGCACAGGCGGTCAACTGTCTCAAGGTCAATACGCGTAGCTGTCTCGTTGTAGAGCAGCGTAATCGTATTCCTGTGCAGCCCGGTGTATCTGGCTACGTCAACGATCTTCATTTTTCTGTCGCCCATCATTCGCGACAAGTAACAACGCACCATAACTTCCTCGGTGAAAAAAAGACGTTCAAGATGACAAAAAGCTCTTTAAAGAGGTAATTTGTCATGTATAATTTCATTCAGGGTGACATTTTGGCATGGCGGGTGGCTAAATTGTTTCCTGGTTGATACTAACTCAAGGAGAAGTTCATGGCTGCAACTTATCTTACGACCGACGAACTGTCGTCTCGGATCAAATACGATTCTCGAACCATTCGGGAGAGGATGAAGGACAGTGTCCTACTGGAAGGGATTCATTACATCCGCCCGTTTGGCGGCAGGAAGATCCTCTACATCTGGGAGAAAATCGAAGCGGACATGGGTAACGTAGCGACGCAGAGCTTTTCTATTCCGATGGCCAATGGAGGAGTCTGCAATGGGTAGCATTCGTCGCCGCAGTGATACGGGACTCTTGTTCATCGACTTCCGATTCCAGGGAGAACGCTGCAGAGAGCAGACCGCACTGTTGGACTCACCGGCGAATAGGAAGCGTCTCGCCAAAGTTCTGACCCGGATAGAAGAAGCGATCAGTGTCGGCACGTTCAACTACCGAGACTTCTTCCCCAACAGCAAGAATGCGGTCAAGTTCGACCAGCCGACGCTCGATGCTCAGGCTACGCCATTTGCTCAAGCAGGTGTGAGCACGGAGCAGGGCGATATCAAAGCGACCCCGCTGTTCAAGGACTTTGCTGAAACGTGGTTCGCCGAGAAGTCGGTGGAATGGAGGGCGTCGCACAAGAAGACCGTCCGCGACGATGTCGACAAGTTGCTGGTTCCGCGTTTTGGTGATCAGGAGGTCGGCAGGATCACCAAGGCAGACATCCTCTCGTTCCGTGCAGATCTCGCCAAAGTTCAGGCACGGGGCAAGAGCAGCATGTTGTCCAACCCGCGCATCAACAAGATCTTGAATCCGTTGAGGCAGATACTCGGGGAAGCCGCCGACCGCTTTGATTTTCGCATGCCTTTCCAGAATATCAAACAGCTCAAGGTCAAGCGTGTCGACGTCGAACCGTTCTCGCTCGACGAGGTGAAGCGGCTGATTGATACCGTTCGTGCGGATTTCAGGAACTACCTGATCGTCCGTTTCTTCACGGGCATGCGCACGGGCGAAGTGAACGGCCTGCAATGGAAATACGTCGACTTCGAACGCCGGCTGATCCTTGTGCGGGAAACCATAGTTGACGGCGAAGAGGAGTACACCAAGACCGACGGCAGCCAGCGCGACATCCAGATGAGCCAGCTCGTCTACGACGCGCTCAAGGAACAGGAGAAGGGCACCCGTTCGCTCTCCAAGTTCGTCTTCTGCAACCGCGACGGAAAGCCGCTCGACTACAAGAACGTCACCAACCGCGTCTGGAAGCCGCTGTTGCGCCATCTCGGCCTCAAGGTCAGGCGCCCCTACCAGTGCCGGCATACCGCCGCGACCCTGTGGCTGGCGAGCGGCGAAGCGCCCGAGTGGATCGCACGCCAACTCGGCCACACCACCACGGAAATGCTCTTCCGCGTCTACAGCCGCTATGTTCCCAACCTTACCCGGCGCGACGGCTCCGCCTTCGAGCGCCTGCTGACCGGCGTTCTCGGCAACGCCGAACGGCAGATTCAACTGGCCGCGAAGGAGAAGGAACATGCCTGAAACCCTGTCCTTCTTCATCGATGGCAAGACCGTCCGGCCCGAATCGATGCCCTCGGCGTATCGGGTGCTCGACATCAAGCGTGTCGCGATCAGCGACACCCTGATCTGCTGCACCGCCACCCTCTATCACCGTCATCTGAGTCCGCGCGTCGCCTGGACCTGCAGCAGCATCGACCCGCGCATTCAGAAACTCGCGCTGGTCGCCATCCGCTGGGATCGCGCGCCCGTCTGCGAAGACGGGGCGCTGCACATCGCCCGTCTGGTGCCGGTCGATGCGCCCGACGAGCGCGTCAATCTCTTCGATACCGTTCCGCCGCCGCTGATCCCCGACATAACGCTCGTCGACCGTGCGCGGGCCCTCGTCAATCGCCTGCCGCGCCGGTTCAAACGACTCCTCAACGCCATCTTTCACGATCCTCAGCGCCTGCTGTGGTTCGCCGCCGGACCGGCGGCGTTGAGCGGACCCTACGCGCAGATGAACGGCAACCTGCGGCGTAGCGTCGAACTGGCCGAAGCCGCCCTGCGCATCGCCGCCGGGCACCGACAGGTCTTTCCTGCGCTGCTCATCCTCGGCAGCCTGCTGCGCGATGCCGGAAAGGCCGAGCGCTACCGGCTCGACCCCGCTCGGGACCGCTTCGTCGAAACCGAGTACGGGCAACTCGTCGGCCACCGGATGACCGTCGTCGAATGGCTCACCGCTGCGCTGTCTCGCTACCCGATCGATCTGCCGAAACCCCACCGGATCGCCCTCATGCACATCCTGAGCGGCGCCACTGGCACTCCGGAAGGGCGGGGACTGTGCCAAACGCAAAGCCTCGAAGCGTCGATCATCGCGATGGCTGACCGGTGGCTTGAGTACGACGCCGTGTATGGTCGGGGTGTCTTACATTATGCTGGTTGGGAACCGCGTGCGCGGCAGGACGTACTGACCTTGTTACAATCACCGACCACCTGCTCAGGGGGATTCCGGCATGAATGAGCCATCACTGTTCGCAATGATCCTGATCGGCGTCTTCATGGTCGGGTTGGCGCTCTACGCGAATGCCCAGCCCACGGTTCCTTCCCGCGAGCAGCGGGAACACAGCGAACTGCTGGCGCTGCTGAAGAGCATCGAAGCCGGGCTTGGACGTAGGCACCATCGCGGCCTGCATCCGGACACCGATACGTCGTCCGCACCGGACGTTCCTCCGGATGCATTCACGCGCCACAACCGCGACGCCGTCGGACGCGCCGACGTCTGTGCCTGCCTTCACTGCCTCGCCATCTTCCCGCGCGATCGCATCCACCAGTGGGACGATGACGGTAGGACGGCCTGCTGCCCGTACTGTGCGCGACCGATGCTCGTCGCCGAGACGCAGACGGAACCTCTCAATGCACGGCATCTTCTGCGACGGCACCGTGCTGTGGCCGCGGTCGACGCCCTTCAGGATCCGAGAGCCCATCATGACGACCAACACTGA